GATTTTACGCCATGATGCTTGTCTGCTTCAATAGTCAAACAAGCTGGCGCGTGAACAATTCTTTTCTCGCCGTCAACCATCAACTCAACCGAACCACTTGCCAAAATAGACAAGTGATCAAACTTGTGCTTGTGTTGCACCAAAACCTGACCCGCAGGGATCAGCGTCTCTTTGGCGTAGACACCGGCACTAAAGTGGTGGTTGATCATGTGATCTCGCGTCCACTGATACGCAAGTTAACGCCTGTGGCGTTGCTGGCGATCACTGAAACAAAATCGCCAGTGTTCAAAATCTGGCCAACAACTTCTGGCCAGATGTAAGTTTCTTTGGCCGCCAAGGTGCGCTTGGCGATGTAGTAGGCGTCGCCCACTGAGCCGCCAGACGCCACAATGCTAATCGTCACAACACGCGACACAGAGTCATAATTGGCCGTGGTGACTTTGTCAAGAATAGTTGTGGTGTTGGCTGGCGCGGTGTAGACGGTTGTGTCTGTTGCCGGAACAATTGTGCCTTCAACCAAAGTTTTTGCTGTTACTGTCATTTTTTAAACTCCATAGCGCAGGGTAAACAAGGGGCTGCTGCCTGTTGCGTATGTGACAGCAGGGAATGTAGCAGGCAGTGTGCCGTAGGTGGCTGAACCTCTCATTACGGTGTCAGCCGTACCAATGGCGGCCACGCCAACAGCGGCCAAAGCGGCGTCGCTCAGTGTGCCTGCCTTGACAGTTGCGCCTGAGTTGTTGGCAAGAATAATAAGTGCGTACATGCCCGCAGGCAAGACTTGAGAGATCGTGATTTCTTTAGTGCCTGACGACTCCAGGCCCAACGCGCCAGCGTCTAACACTCGCGTTGTAGGAATGCCGTTCTCCATGCGGTAGATGCCAAGATATGCAAACACGCCAGCCGTGCCAGTTGTGACGTTGCAACCAATCTTTGTCCACAGTTGTTGCTGACGCACAACGAATGGCGTGGCGTACATGGTGTTGGCGGCGATGGCCAAAGTGCCAGAAGCAGCAGGCGTGAGCGCCTCGCCAGCGTAATAACGACCAGCGGCGTAGCCACCATAATCAAACACATCAAACGCGCCTGGGTTGTCGCGGAAGATTTGCGAGATAGACGCTTGGTTAGGCGTAACGTAGATCGCTTGGCCAGATGTCCAAGTGTTGCCGTTCATCTGGTTATCGTTGACCGTGATGTATTGAGGGCCAGAAGCTGTGCCGTAGAAGTACACAGCGGCATATGCGTCGCTTGCTGGCGCCCACATGTTGTTGCCAACGATCAAGATGTAGCGTGGCTGGTTAGGGCTTGCGGTCAGTGAGATAAAGCCAACACAGCTTGCGTTAGGGAACGAGGCGCTGTTGCGTCTTGGGTTATACAAAGTATTACCCGTGATCGTGGCGTATTGCACATCGGTGAGCGAAATGCAATCGCTGTCAGTGTCGCCAATGAAGTTGCCGCTGATCGTGTGGAAGCCGCCACCAACTTCAATACCAGACGCAGAAATGTACTTCTTGGTCTGACCGCTGATCCAGTTGTTAGAGATGACGTTGTTGCTGCCGGTCATAAAAATGCCCGACTCTTTGTTGCTTGACAAGTAGTTGCCAATGATCGACAAGCGGTTGCCGTTGGCGTACATGGCCGACCAGTTGTTGTTGTTAAAGTTGCTTTCGGTAACGCTGATGTCAAACGATATGGTGGTGTCGCCTGCTGGCCCCATCCACAGCGCCGCACCGCCTTCAACAATCACGCTGTCGCTTCCGCATTCAGTAAATGTACAGCTTGACACGACTGTGGCTAAGCATCCAGCCAAAGCCAGACCAATGTATTGCACGTTGTAGACTTGGCAATTGGTGATGTGTAAATCATTAACCTTGCCAAACGACACCAACTCAGCCGTGCGCGAGCCTAAGTTGTTGCCGTCAAAGCGGATGTTGCTAAGACTGATGCCAACATCGGTGTAAGAATAAGCCGTGCCAGACTGGTTAGGGTTTTTCAACAACGGCGTAGATGCGCCTAGAGTGCCCTTGGCCTTGATGATGGACGTTGTAGGCGAGTCGCCATACATGTTTGTGCCGCTGTAGATTGTCAGGCCTGTGCAAAGGTATGTACCGGCAGGGACATACAAGGACTTGCCAGCAGCCGCAGTCAGCGCATTTTGAAATGCTGTTGTGTCGTCTGTTGTGCCATCGCCCGTAGCACCAAAGTCTTTGACGCTAAAGTTTTGGCGAAGTTTGGCCTGCACAGTTGTTGTGACAGCGCCAGTGCCAGACGGTGTGTAACCGACCAAAGACGCGCCAGTTGCGCCAGCCAAAGTCGTAATAAACGCATCAATTGATGTGATGTTGTCAACTGTCCAAATCTCAGTGTCTGTAGATGTGGTCAATTTAAATTTGTACGAGCCAGAGCCAAGCCACACATTAGCTTCGCCACGCGAATCCAAGATGATTGGGTTGGTGTTGGCAGTTACACCAGCCGAGTCAACATAAGTCGTCAGGGGCGTTGTCGTGCCAGCTTGGTATGTGTAGAGTTTGCCGCCAACTAGCAAGTCGCCGCTAGATGCAAAGAACTGTAGTTTTGGGCTGGGGGATAGCATTGCAGTCATGTTTTTCCTTAAAGTGCGGCGATGACAAAAGCCAATAATTCTTCGTAACGCACGCCTAAACGAGTCTTGGAAGTTCCATCTAGTGTAGTCCATGTGTCGCTACAAAACAAACCATATTTATAGGGATCCAGACCTTCCGCAACGAAAGCGTCATGGACATCTTGTGCGATCACACCAACGTGGATTCGCGCTCCGTCGCCCTTCTCGGCAACTGAATCGTTGAACTTAAACTTACGGATCAAACCCTTGATGCGCTTGGCCACGGCCAACTCAGCGGCGTCAAGTTCTTCAATCTGTTGTTTCTCGTTGCCGTCCGATGTCTGGATTGTGCCATTAACAGCGTACACTGCTGTCCAGCGCTGTGGGCCAGTGCCAAGGCTGTAAGAAGCATCTGCGTAGGGTCTAAATGACACTGAGTCACCCACATACCGAGGTGTGCCTGGGTAACTTGCGCCGCTGGCCAACACCACGCCATTAGCACCACCCACAACCGCATAAGCGCTGTCTTCGCCAAGGTAAGCATTACTGGCTGACGCGCCGTCGGTTGTGGCGTAAGTGATGCCACGAAACTGGCTGGTGTAACTGGTAAACGATTTTGCACCGCTGATTGTCTGGGCGTCAGTTGTTGTAACGATGCCTGCACCAGTTAAAGAAGACGCGCCAGTACCGCCGTAAGCCGTGCCGATAGCAGAACCATTCCATGTGCCACTTGTGACCGTGCCGCTAACCGCCAAGTTAATGGTGTGCATACTGCTCCAGCGCTGTGAGCCTGTACCGCAACTGTAAGTTGCGTCTACAAAAGGCCGCCAAGAGATTGAGTCTCCAACGTACCGGCCAGTGCCAGGGAAAGTTGACCCACTGGCCACAACCAAGCCATTAACACCGCCAATCGTGGCATAAGCAGCGTTTTCGCCAAAATAGGCATTATTGCCAGAGCCACCATCTGATGTCGTAAACGCCAACGCCCTGAAATAGTTACTTGGGCCACTAAAGATATTCTGGCCGGTAAAAGTGTTGTTTGCTGAAAATGTAGGGATGCCAGCCGCTGAAAGCGAACTAGCGCCAGTGCCGCCATAGGCTGTACCAATAACAGACCCGTTCCAAGTACCGTTTGTAACCGTGCCACTAACATCTAAGTTAATAGTGTGCATGCTACTCCAGCGTTGGGTTCCAGTGCCACAACTGTAGGTTGCATCTACAAATGGACGCCACGAGATCGAATCACCAACATAGCGACCAGTGCCAGGGAAAGTAGAGCCACTAGCCAACACAACGCCATTGACGCCACCGATTGTGGCATACGCAGCATTCTCGCCAAAGTATGCGTTGCTGCCCGACCCGCCATCAGAAGTTGTGAAAGCCAACGCTCTGAAATAATTGCTAGGGCCGCTGAAGATGTTTTGACCAGTAAAAGTGTTATTGGCTGACAAAGTGGGAATGCCTGCGGCGGCCAAAGACGATGCGCCTGTGCCACCATACGCTGTGCCAATTACATTACCGTTCCATGTGCCGCCAATGTATGTGCCATCAACGTGCATGTTAACGGTGTGCATGCTGCTCCACCGTTGCGATCCAGTACCGCAGCTATAAGTCGCATCTATAAACGGACGCCAAGAAATCGAGTCGCCAACATATCGCCCTGTGCCTGGGAAAGAAGTTCCGCTGGCCACAACCAATCCGTTAACGCCGCCAATTGTTGCGTAGGCGCTGTTCTCACCAAAGTAAGCATTGTTGCCTGAACCACCGTCAGATGTTGTAAAGGCAAGCGCTCTAAAGTAGTTACTAGGCCCACTGAAAATGTTTTGGCCTGTAAAGGTGTTGTTGCCTGACAGCGTAGGAATGCCAGCGCCAGACAAAGACGTAGCCCCCGTACCTCCATTTGCCACCGGCAAAGGTATGCCGCTGTAAGAAATGGCAATAGTGCCTGTTGTGGTGATAGGTACGCCTGCAACATCCAAGAACGAAGGCACTGTGGCGTTGACGCTAGTGACCGTGCCTGCGCCAGACGAATCAATTACAAACGGCACAAGAGGCGGTTCAATACCAAAATTGGCAGCGGGCTGAACCAAAGGTACAGCAGGGGTGTCGTTAAAGTAGTCTGGTGAAGAGATTGGCTGCACAGGCGGCGTCAGGCCAAAGGCTTGTGCCAAAGCCAACTCAACCAAGTTTTGAGGTTGACCGGCTGGTGGGCCGACTTGCACATCGTCCAGACTGATCTGGTTGTTACCACTGCCAGTCAGCGTGAACAAATTTAAAAGAAAGCGATACCACTCACGCGAAATCAAGCCCGTGTTGGGGTCAATGAAAGGAACCCGTAAGGCAGGGATTTGCGTGACATTAAGCATTGGTTGCACTCGCGTGTAGTTCAGCGCCCATGATAGCAATTTTGATTGGGTCAGTGCCTGACAACTCGTAGACCCTATCGCGCAGTTTGAGTGTCATGCCAAGGCGACGCCAAAAGATACGAGTGCCGTAAGCGCCCACAGCACCGCCGCTTGCCCAATGTTCGTTTGACCATGTGTGGCCACCGTCATCCGACCAACGGAGCATAAACTCAGGTGCTATGTTGTAAGGAATTGTCCCTGAAGTTTGGCCAGTTAAATAATCGCCGTCTTCAGTAATTAAACGGTAGCCTTCTTCAGTAACAAGAAATTCAGCAACGGTTGTAGTGCCTAACAAAAGATGGCCAGCTTGCGCGTCAAGTTGCAGGCTGTGATGCGCTGAACGGTTCAGGTTGTTTTGCCCTGTAGGTAACGCACGCCATGAGCGCAACCACTTTTGAATTTGGCCGTCATCTGAGTAAACATCAAGGTCAAACGCATAAATGTTGCCGTTGGCGTAATCGCCCACAACCACTTCGCTGTTAAACGCCATTTGGCAGTTTGACCAGTGGCGTGTGAAATAGCCATTGTCAAACCCAGCACGCTCATGCCAAGCCTGAGTAGCCACATCGTACACCCAAGTGGCGTTGGCTGACGGGAAAGTCAGCACATAGAAGGCGTGGCCGTCTTGTTGGTATGTATAGGCAATGGCGTCAGAGATGTTGCCGTAGTCTTGGATCTGCCATTCGATCGCATGGGTAGAAACCCTAACACCCGTGTAACCGTTGGCGCGGTAAACAATACCACGGCCACGAGCGTCAGCGCCAAGCCAAAACAGGCCGTTGTCAAGTTTTGCAACCGAGTAAGGGGCTATGCAGCCAATCTCGTTAAACGCGCCTTGGATGCGCTGTAATGGGAAGTCAGGCGTGCCTGCGTCGTACCAGACCTCAACCGAGTTGGTTCCAAACAGCCAAGCCTCGCGGTGGTCAACAATCAACGCCACCAAGCCGTCTGGCGCACCTTCAGCGCTTGCAAAGTCAAGCGGGTCAACGGATGTGCCGTCCAAGAGGCTTGTCACCCAGACTTGTTGGCTGTTGGGCGGGTTGAAAACAAAGTAGCCGTCCAGATAACCCACCGTCACAGCGCCTGGGAAGTCTGGGTCAGAGATCTGCACAAACTGGCCAGTCTGCGTGTTGTAAATAAAGCCGCTTGGGTTGCAAGCAATAAAGATTTGAATGCCGTTGTCAGACATGCTGACAGGGCCTGTACCATTAACCGTGCCAAGCGCGGTGTATGTCCAATCCTTGTCGATCTGGTAGAACGTCTGGTCAGACACAGCGTAGCCGTACTCGCCAACTGTCCACAAGCCGCGAACAGGGCCGTCACCTATGGTGGCCAGCTTACGAAGGCCAGGCGCTCGTTGAAGGTACGCCGCCTCTTTGCCGCCCTCGGGAATAGCCTCGGGAAACAGATTGACCATGCGGTTGTCGGCAGCGTTGACGCTGCGTGCAACGTAACTGCTGCCAAGAATCGGCGTCTTCATTAGTAGTTACCCGCATAGATGTTGAAGCGCTGGCGATTGGCCACCAAAGCGTAGGGCAGCGCCATCACATCGTCTGGGTTGTTGATGCGCTTCAAATTACGCTTAGAAGTCATGGCGATGCGTTGCACTTGTGGGCTTGGCTCAACGCCAAACTCAGGGGCAAATTCCATGGCCAAGTTGTAGGTGAAGGCACGCAAGTAGCCAGGCGGGAAGTTCAATTGCGTGTCAAGCGTTGCGGGCTGATCCAACTCTTGCACAGAAACAAAGTGCCACTCAAGCGTTTGAGTAGGCATTGGGTAAACATACATCTCCACATTGGGATATGTCATGTTTGCAAAGATGACTTGCGGGTATGTCGATGTAACATTCTTAACAGCAATACCGTCATACTGCTGTTGATTGATAAATTTGATGCCGTAAGACACGCCATTTGGCGCTTTGAAATACGTTGCGTCGTCAAACAAGATTGGGCGGTTGCCGACAAAGTCGCCAGTTGGGCCAAGCGTGCGTTTGATCTGGCTTGATGGCCAGTTAAAAACTTGATCTTGAGTGCAAAACACAGACAAACGCTCTGTGTTCCACGACTCAATCATCTGGTTCATCGCCATCAAGGCGTCGTTAGACATGGATGCGGAAGGCGTCTCGCCTTCGGCCAGTATACCTAGCAGTCGCAATGCTCGGTTGATTTGCTCGCCAGCGGTATACGTTGCCATGTTCAGACTCCTTCGATTGTTTCCTCAACCGGCTTAGACCGGCGGCGCTTAATCTCCAACGTGTTCACCACGGGAGCCACCTGAACAGGCGTGTCTGGATTGTAGCGCGTCCAGCCATTTCTTTCATCTGCTTCGACCTCAAGTTCCATGGTTGCAACTTTAGCGCCGTGAACAGGGTGTACGAGTGTAATGTTCATATTAAGAAGGGGGTGATTAGCCCCCTTTGGTTTATTAGGCAGCAGCCATGATAGTCCAGTTTGTACCATCTTCGCAAACCAAAGTCGCCCACTTACCAGCGGTAGCAGCAAGGATTGCTGTGCCCAAAGTAGCAGAGGTCAATGGCCGCACATTAGAGGATGCAGTGATTACCGTGTATGTGCCTGAAAGGTTTTTGATGGTAACAGTACGACCGATGTAAGCAGCGCCGCTAGGCAATGTCACTGTGACATTGGCAGAAGCACCATTACATACGATGTAGTTCTCATCATCGCCCAAAGTAAAACTAGCCGTCTTTGTGACAGGCGCATTCAGATAAAGCGCAGTAAGCGCTGGGTCAGAATACGCGACACCAACAGATTTGTTATTTGCCATGATAGTCCTTTAAAAATGGGGGCCAAAGCCCCCATTTAGGTTTAGCCAGCAATACGGTAGAAAACGTAAGTGGCTTCGCCAGTCTTACGAACGCGCCATGTGCATGATGACACAGCAGAAACAGCGGCAACACCAACCAAGGTGCAACCAGTGTTAGCAGTGACAGTAGCAGCGTCAGAAGCGTCTGTGTTGATGATGCTGAAGTCAAAGCAGCTATCAACTTTCATGCTAGGAAATGCGGCGTCCAAAGAAGTACCGAGGGGTACTGTCAAGTTGCCAGCCGTGCCGTTGAAAGTGATGATGCCAGTAGCCAATTCAGCAGCAGTCAAAGTGGCTGCGGCTGTCTTAGCTGTAGGGGCTACTTGCGTAACCATGTTGATTTCGTTCAGATTGCCGTCACCAAGTTGGTAACCGCCTGCGCCGTTAGGTAATGCCATGATAATTTTCCTTTAAAAGAATTATTGATTAACCCCAGAGGCGAACAGCCATCTGTGGACGAATTGTGTTGTAGCCATACAAAACGTCGATACGGCAAGGCATACGGTCGTTGTTGATGTCGTACTGACGAACAACGCGCAAGCTGATACCGTTGTGAACAGCGCGGGCAGCCATGTCAACACCTTGGGGCAACAACAAGTCAGCGGTCGCAAATGTGATCGCATCTTTGTGGTAAACCAAGTTTTGAGCGTATTGGCTGGATGCTGCACCAACAAACACAACAGCAGCGCCAGAGGCAGGGAAGCTGTCCACAGTTGCCAAGGCATTTGCAGAAGTGTAGATAGGAGCAACAGTGATGTTACCTTCGCCGCTTGAACCCAAAGTCACGTTTGCAGTAGCAACGAACTGGAACAAAGAGCCGGTAGATTCACGAGTCTGTGGGTTGACAGCATAGCAGCCAGCCACGGTGAACACATCGCCAATCTTCACAGTGCCAGCGTTACCAGCGCCAGTGATAGCGATGGTTGTAGCGCCTTGTGTAGACACAGAAGCAGACAAAGTGCCGCCAGTAGCAGTGCGTGAGCCAGTTGTGAACTGCTTGATAGACTGAGACATGTTGATCTCGTCAAAGCCGAGAACACCAGTTCCCATCATGCCGTTCTTGAACTGCTTGCTGATGGTGTCTGTAGGATTGAACAAACCCTTCATGCCTTCGACCAAACCAGCGTTAGCGGCTGGGTTGACGGTGGCGTAACGGGGGTTCATCACAGCGGCATTTTCGTTCAGCTTCTGCTGGGCTTGGAGCAAGACCAAAGAAGTAGAAGGAGTTGTACCAGGTGTACCAACAGAGTTACCAATGCCAAGGTAAGCATTAGCAACGTCAGCGTCGATAGAAGAGGCCAACTGGCTGATACGAGGCTTCAACACACGCTCTGCGAAGTCGTCCAACTGCATTGTCAATTCAGCAGATGTGAAGTTAACGCCGATGTGCTTTTGTGAAGCAACAGTCAGTGTGGTGTACTGCTCGTTGTCGTCTTGCACTTGCAAGGCGGCGCCGTCAGTAACCAAAGCACGGTCGGGTAAACGGATACGCAGTGT